CTTCATAAACATCTTATTCGAGACATACGGTACTTTAATTGTTATTTCAGTATCGTTCGTCAAGTCCAAAATATACTTATAGTTGTTATCTGATGGAGCAAGGGATCCTGTTAACTGGGTCAAATCGGGCTGTATGTTAGTTGCAGTCGTCGTTGTTGGTATCGATCCGGGTTCAAAGAAAATCTCCAACCTGCCAGTGTGGAATGCTGTTTTGACAACAGTTACACGATAGCACATGGTTGCTCTCCAGTATGAGAATAAGTTTGCAACATATTCACATGGAGCGGCATCCATTACTTCCGTCTGAGTTGTTGTTGTTGTGCCTTTTACTGATCTAATGGTCTTAGAATAGCAAGGCATTCCCACCGGTATTACTCCTCCCCAATCATCTCCGTTACTTATCGGGGTCTGAACTACATCTGTCGTTTTCCATGTCAGGACATGTTTCACGGCTGGGTTGCCGCAAACATATCCTATGGCCATTTCATCTGCTGCTGAGGGGAATACGTCCTTTAGATCGCCAAGTTCGTTATTAGGGTCGAAAGCCAGCGGCACGCTCATATCAATGCCCTTGTATAGGGAATATCCCCATGCAGGGACATTTTGATATGGCATTACCTGATTTTGATTTCGGGGTTTGGACCAACCAAAGATGGATGCAACACTGCCTACAATGTCTGCAAACCATTTCACTGCTGAAGTTACTGGTTTAGCAATTTCACCGATCACTGGGATGCGTTCGATGCCATTTGCTACGGTAGTTACTCCAGAAGCTACTTCAGAGATTGGTCCAACTTTTGGATTTTCAGAAGTTGGTTTTGCCTTTGTCTTGGGAACATTAACTTGCATGGAAACATTCTTAAGTTCGGGAACATAATTCTGTAAGACGCCCATTATGTAGTTATATCCAGAAGCGTTCTGGGATTTAGCTGCACTTAGGGCCTTCTTAATCAAATCTGCATCCTTGTTAAGAGGGTTGGGAACCATTTGAGTTATTGTTCTCGTTGCCGGTTGTTTTACCAGTGAGGAATTCACTCTATAAGTGGGGATAACAAGAGATATGTTATCTAACCACATATAGACCGAAATGTCCACTTTCGAGTTAGCTGAGGTGGAAAGAGGAGAGAGGATTGGTGTAATTGTAAAAAGATACAACTGCACAAAATCCTCCGTTCCTGAAACTAAAATCATAAGCTTCTTGGAAAGAAGCATATGGAATAGTCATTTCCACAGAGTTATCCAGTTGGAAGTCGAGTTCGACTCCCGGGTATCCTGTCACTCCAGCAC